TTAACTTTTCTCCTTGCGTTGTAAGTAATGGGTTGTCGTAAATTCCGGTAAGCGATACGCCCAGTAATCTTTCCTCTTCCGTATTTCGTTGCCACACTTTTCGCAAGTAGGGGAATTTAGTGAATGTAGACTGTATTGTGCCGAGGATGGAAGCGAGCCGCACCTTACGCAAAAGAGTGTCTTTATTGTCATCATGGCGTACTACAACTTCAGAAAGGTTGCAAAATTGGTATGGCCGCAAAATGATCTCCGAACACGGATTAGTTCCGAACTCAAAGTTTGGATCTCGATGTCCGTATTTCTCAACAGTCTTTTTAGCAGCTTCACGGTTAAAAATGCCTCGTTCACCGGAATGTGAATTATAAAGTGAAAGCCATTCTTCCATGAACTTTCCAACGGTAGGAGTTTCACTATAGACCGCGCTATTGTTCGCAAGCGCACGATGCGGTGCTGTTTCCCACCATGGTCCAGCTTTTGCATGTCGAATCCTTTCATCGTCAAGATCAGATAATGATATCATAGCTGAGCGACGAACGCCACCCACTACCACCACTTCACCAATTTTACACATCAAGTCGTGGCACTCTAATGAATGCAGTCTGCGACCCTTTGCGTGTTTGAACATTGCTACTGTAAAGTTAAACAAATCAACTAATGGTTCTGGCCCGGAAGCTCTTCCACCAAAAGTTTTGAGTCGTGCTCCGGCAGGGCGGACGTTGCTGACGTCCCACTTTGGAATCTCGCCGGCCCATAGGTGCGCGAGTAATAGTCGGAGGGACTTTGCCCAGCCTTCTTTTGAATCGTGGACGGAGATGGTGTGGTCCGACTCGAATAAGTTTTCTGGCACTTCGGGCAGATGGTTAATGTATTTTGACTCAACGGAGAACCCAACACCAGTTCCACATAACAAGATGAACATCGCTTCATCAAAGCTCTTGGGGTCATCAACCGGAAGATACGAGCAATTATAGACACAGGTGTTATCACGATCAGCACTCTTTCCTGCCGTCATCATGGCGCGCATAGACGGCATCAAATCTAGGTTATGGATAGCATCAAAAATTTCATTCTTTAATTCGGTGTTGCTTTGTATTGCAAGGGTACGACTAAAAACATATTCAACATAACGGCTTACTGTTTCTGCCCAGGTCTCTCTGCGTTGTTTCTCATCTACAAATCGGGCATATCTGCTGGCGGCAATGTATTCTTGGTACTGATCCATTTATTATTCTCTATATTATTGGGTTGATGAAAAAGGGAGGCCATAGTTTCTATGGACACTCCCTTGTACTACTGCACTACTAAACTACTTATACTGCGAAATCTGCTGCAAAGTCTGCTGCGGAAGCTGTTGCGCCGCCGAGTTTCTCACCTTCTTCGGTTTTCTTAACTGCACTTAAACCATAGCCGATGCCTTTAGAACCGCTTACATCGTATGGATACATTGTGACAGAAGCACGACCATAGCAACCGCTGTAAAACTCGCTAGGATCAATGATCTCTTGTGAGTTCTCGTCAAAAATACCTGGCTTCAAATCAGAACTAGCATTGAAGAAATAGTTGCCAGCGTATACTGGATCATCTTTTTCTACGTCGCCATCACGTAGGCCACCCTTTAGATTCTTAGGAATAGCGCCACCGAAATAGCCCATGTTAGCTTTCTTGCAATCTTCTAAAGCTTTATTGAATGCTGCGATACCGGCTTTATCAGTCTTAGGAATCAAAATAGATACTGAGTATTTCAATTTGCCACTAAGATTTAAAGCTGGCTCAAATACGTGGACAAATGAAAAGCGAACTTTATTTGTTACGAATTTAACTTTTGTTGAACTTGCTGCCATGATTTTTACCTTTTTAACGTTTTATTGAACTGGACTTCAATAGGGGCCAGCTCGGCAACCCTTACTACGCATCATACAAGACTCCATGATACTGCAAAGCTTGTCGTATTGCAAGTGCTTTTATAAAATCATTTAAATAAACTGTTTCATGTAACATTTCTGGTTCTTCTGAAATGAAATCTAAAACTTCTTCAATTGATTCTCTTAAGTCTAACACAGATGAACGTTGCCCACTACCAGGAAGTCCATCAAAATCTTTTACAAATTTGTCAATTAATATATCGGGCACTTCAAAATCCGAATCCCAGTATTGTACCTTCATTTAGCTACAAGTACGAGTCCTACGTTACCGAGAGCATAGCCAAGGAACATAATTCCTGTACCCGTTCCCCCTTTAAAAAATTGATCAATAGCTACTATAAAATATACTACGCCCATTGCTGCAATTAACCATGTGCTCATTTAAAATCCTCCTTTAAATCATCCTTAACGCGAACTAGTTTTGGCTGGCCTTCTGGGCGCGCTATAAGATCGCCCAACCATGCTTCTATAGGTGATTTAGGAACTAATTTTTTAATTGCTGCTATGGTTTTTAGTTTAGGTTTCTCCCAAATAACTTCTTTGTCCAAACCTTTATCTTCCAAGACTGTTGCTGCTAACGCTTGATCTACATACCTACGGTGTGTTATCGAAGTTGTTAGCTTAAATCCTGGTGGAATAATGTTGGAATCTACTGCACGATTTACTGCGTGTTCTTCCACATCGTTAACCCAAGTGCGTAAGTCTTGGGCTTTGGAAAGTACTAGACTAATCTCATCTTCGTCTAGTAACGGCGGGTCTCTAAACTCTAAGCGAGTTAGCTCTGTGTTGAAGTCCGACCGCGCCCTGCACTGCGCTTTGGCTTTGCAGAACTGGCAGTGTTCGCCTGGGAGGAACTCGCCTGCGCCGGCCCACGCTTTTTTGGCTTTTGGCTTGACGAAGTAGTTTGCCCAGTCGACGAGTTTGATGATCGTTGTGCCGTCGGTAGAGATGCTATCAAGGCGAGGCTGGTGGATCGTGTAACTGACTTCTTTGATGTCCGGCCACTCTTCTTTGAACTTGGCGTATGCTCCAAGTGCGTAAAGTCGTAGTTGCGTGTTGTCTTGCGCATTGACCGGAACGCCTCTTCCGAACTTGAGGTCGATGACACGAATGGAGTGCTTAGAAAGTATAACCACATCGGCTGTACCAAAGCCGTCAGGTACCCAATCAGAGAAGTCCACGCGCTGTTCAAATAACGGGGTATCGCCTTCGCCGATTTGGCTGCGAACATATAAAACGTAATTATCGACGTTAGCCTCGAAGTCGTCATTGTAATAGGGTGTTGATTTAATCTCTGTATATTCTTTTTCATAGTCTTGACTTTCAATTTGACCAAAATACTGCCGTAATTTAATCTCCGCCAATGAATGAGCTGTCGTGCCTTCTTGTGAAAAATCAAAGGCTCCGGGTTGTCTTTTTTGCTCGGGGAGTGTTGCTTCTAGTCTGGCGCTGGGTGTGCAGGTAAGCCACCGTTTAGAGCCTGAAGCGCTTAGAAGTGCGTGTGCAGTCATTTTTAGCCTTTTTCAACGTTTTAGATCTATACATACTAATGCAAAAAAGGGGCTAAGTCAAGCCCCTTTTTTAGTAAAATATAAATTTACGCTTTAAGGGCGGAAATCAGTTCTGCTACTTCTTTATTGAAATCTACTGTTACTTCTTGTTTGATGTTTGCTTTAATTTCCCGGCTGTCTTTGTAGTCATCGGGATACTGGCCTCGGAGGGCTATTTCAGCAATACGGGAGTTAAATGCTTTGTTTTCCACATTGGCAAGCATCATCATTTCCCAATAGGACTGGCCATAGGTTGTAGCCATATCCATGGTTTCGGCAAAGAAAGGGTCTTCTTGTTTCCACTTAGCCGCTGTAGCCTTGCTGATATTAATAGCAGAATACATAGATTTTTGGGACGCACCTTGCTTACCCAGGTTCAAAATGGTATCTGCCATTTCCGGGGTAAAGGTTTTCTTCTGTTTAGCTGCCACACTTCCACCTTTTTAGTGCTGCTGCCTTGCGTGTTGGCTTACCGTTCTCATCCTTCATAGGACCAGGTACACCAGACATGCGGGCGCAAAATGATTTCTTACGCGGGCCACCTTCGGGTTGTGGTGCTTTTAAATTTGAGCCAGTAGCCGCATTATATTTAGCACGACCTTTGGCTGTCAGTCCAGCACCCTGAGAGGCTGGTAACTTTTCACCACGACCAATAGATAGGGAAGGGTTCTTTTTGGTTGCCATTATTTTTTCTTTTTACCACCGCGTTTTACTTTGCCACCACGTTTTAGTTGGCTTTTAACTAAATCATTTACATTAACTTCTGGACCAGTATATTTTGGAGCGGATGTAGTGGGTTCAGGTACATCGTCATATTTTTTTGCCATGCCCATACTTTTACGGACAACATCATTAATATTCGGGGTAGGACCTACATTTCTTTTTACGGCAGCAGACGGTGTTGCCGCGGTATTTTTAGAAGCAGGCAAACCTGTTGTTTTACGGACATAGGCATCTAAATCAACGTCGCCGCCGTCAGCATACTTTTTAACCTTGCCGCCACATGCCATCTTAGGCATCTTTTTAAAGTCTTTCATTTGGTCTTCGCAGTCTTTGCTGATTGTTTAAATGCTTTGGCTGTTGGAGCACCTTTGGCGCCCGGCTTGCGCATTTTCTCGCCAGAGCCGGCTTTGATGCGTTCCTGTTTAGCGTGAATGTTTGCGTACAAACCGGGTTTAGTTGCCATAGTATTTCCTTAGAATATTACTGAAACGCCAGCCAATTTCTTGGCTACA